TTAGGGGTTCTTAGTGCTGCCTTTGGATATAAAATATCTGGCGTTGATGATTTGGATTATGAAGAATATCATAATGAGTTAAGAGAAGCAATGGTAAGGGGAAAAGATACACTTTCTCCTGCACAAATGGCAGTTCTTTCATCAGAGAGAACAAGAATAAGAGCACAGAAGTCAGTATATAAAGCAGATTTCAGTAAGACGATGATGACTGCTGCTGATATAAAGAAAGGCAGTGCAATACAGTTAGCAGAGAATAGTGCTCTTTCGTTATATAAGGGAGGAGTTGGTAAATCTCCTGTGGAAGAGAGTACGGAGGAGATTGTTGGAGATATAGATGATAAACTTGATGATTTGCTTAACTCTATTAGAGGGGATAAAAAATTAGAAGAGGATGCAGCAAAAGCAGCAAGGAAGAAAGCAGAGGATGAAGCAAGAGCAAGGAAAGAAAAGAATTTAGAGAGATGGGAAGCAATAAAGGAAACTACTAGTAAAATTGTCAAACCATTTAGAAGTTTGTGGGATCAGGTTTGGGGATTTCTTAAGAACATTCTTTTAGGGAATTTTTTATTGAAGTTTATAGGTTGGTTGGGTCAACCTAAAAATCAAAGTAAACTTAAAAATATTTTTAGGTTTATGAAGGATTTTTGGCCACCTTTATTAGCAGCATATATTTTATTTGGAACTTCTTTTGGTAGGATGGCTACTTTTTTGGTAGCCACTATAGCAAAATCTACCATAAGACTTACAACGTATTTGATTCCTAAATTAGCAGCAGCAATTGCTAAGGTAAAGGCTTTGAAGATTGGAAAAATGCTTGGAGGTCTTCTTGGTGGAGGAAAATTAAAAGGTTTAACTGGGTTGTTCAATATGGGAGCTGGTGCATTTGCTGGCGGTGGATTAGTTCAACAATTTGCGAATGGTGGACAAGTTCCTGGTTCTGGTAGTGGTGATACTGTACCTGCTATGTTAACGCCTGGTGAGTTTGTGATGAGTAAGGGAGCAGTTCAGAAATTTGGTGCTGATACTCTTTCTGGAATGAATGCTGCTGCAGGAGGAACTAATCAACCAGAGATGGGACTGCCTGGACTTGGTGGAGGTGGTGGTGGCACTGATGCACTGACTGAACAAGCAAAAGTTAAAACTTGGGGTAGTGGTCTTCGGGATTTCTTGAGTGGTGATGATGGAAGAAGTAGAAGAATGACAGACCTGGAGATGTCTCAGCGAATGTCTGGAGGTGGTCTGGTTCAACACTTTAAGAATGGTGGAGAGGTGAAAGGATATAGTTCTTATGATGATCCTGAGGGAGTGTGGCAGAAAGGGGGATGGGCGGCAGCAGATAAGAAGCTTGCGTCATATAAAGATAGAAGAGAAATATCACCAGCAACTGTTCTGAAGGGAGCTGTTCATCATGTTTATGATGATGAGGGTAAGTTTGCGGGAATAACTCAAGGTATGCCATTAGAGGGGACTGTAAAAGAGAAGGTAGCTGCTTTAAAAGCTCAGAAAAAAGAGGAAAAAGTAGAGATAAAAGCAGCAATAGAGGCAGAGAAAAATATTAATAAATCACCTTTAAATCTAGCTCCTACATCAACAAAGACTAAGGAAGTTCTTCCACCTGTTGTGAAGAATAATGTAGTTCGGGATTATGCGGTTCAGGAGCAGAAGAGTAAACTTGATGATAATCCACTTCGACCTGCGGATAATAAGGGAGTTCCTTCCTTTGATGCTGAAAAGTATATTTCAAAGCAGAAGATAAAAACTTTGGGGATAATATAAGAAATGGCAGTAGATACTCAAAAGTTTTTAGCATTACCACCTGCAAAAACAGGAGGAGACTTAGTACCTAATCTTAAACCTAAAGGGTCTTTGGATAAGCGTAAGGGTGGTAATCTGCTATCTATTAAAGTAAAAATAGTTAAAGCAGCTGATATATTAAAGGGAACTCTTGCTGTAAAGAAGAAATCAATTGATGATGAGAGGAAACGACAAGATTTATTAAGAAGGAAGAAAAAAGAGGAGGAAATAGAAAAACCAAAGGGTAGTGATGATGGAGATGCAAAGAAATTAGGAATAAAATTACCAGCATTTGGTTGGTTGGATACTATTAAGAATTTTATTTTTAATATTCTTTTTGGTTGGGCTGCTCTTAGGTTATTAGAATTTTTACCGCAGTTGGTTAAGTTGCTTCGACCTTTGGGAGAGATTGTTAAGTTTTTCGCTAAGTTTGGGGCCCTTATGATTCAAGGTTTTATTACTTTTGTTGATTGGGGATATAAAGCTTATGATTGGACAAGAGGAAAAATAGGAGATCTTTTTGGTGAGGGTGGTGTTAAGGTATTTGATAGAATTACTGGTGTAATGAAAACTGTTTTAAATCTTCAATTGACTCTTACCTTGGCATTGATTGCACTCAGTAAGGATTTTGGTAGTAATATATTTGATTTTATTGGAATTATTAGACAAATTTTCAAGCATGGATTGAGAAGAGCAGGACCTAGATTATTAATTAGAATATTTGGGAAGAAAACTGCAGCAAGTATACTTGGGAAAAGTGTAGTTACAAAAACAGTAACAGCAACGACTGCTGGTACGGTTACTGGTACTGGTGTGGGTGCTGGTGTTGGTACTGGTACTGGTACTGGTGGAACTGTAGCAGCAACAGGAGGTGTTGGTGCTGCTGGTGTTGCTGCAATTGTTTTGGGTGTATTGGGTCTTGCTAGTGCTATTGGTGAAGGTGGTGGGCAATTGACTGAGAAGGGTAAAAAGTGGAATAAAGGTTTAAAAAAGAATTATGTGAATAATAAAGATAAAAAATGGTGGGATCCTAGAAAATGGGGATCATGGGCATTATGGAGACTGGGAGGATTTGCGAATAGACTTTTTGGAGGATTCTTTGGTTTGCTTGATATTCTTGGAGCACCATTTAGAATGATAATTGAAGCAATACGTTGGCCATTTATGAATGCAGAGCAGAGAGATAAAGCTGCTTTTAATCTAGAGAAATATGATGCGAGAATTAGAGAACAACTCAGAAGATTTGTTAATATGTTTGATTTTTTGGGAGTGGTTTCTGATAAGGAAGGTGGATGGGGAGCACTGGATTGGCATAGTGGGGAGAGTGGTACTGATGCGATGGGTTATACTGGAGAGGGTAAATATGAACGTAATTTCCCTATTGGTGGGAAAACTACGGTCAACACTGAGACTCTTGAAAAAAATGCTTCGTATGAGAATAGTAATGAAACATCTACCAGCATTATAATTCAGTCATCTGGATCATCTGGTAGCAATTTCACTGGTGGATCTCTTCCCACAACATCTGGTGGTGAATCATCTAGTGGAGGAGATGGTGATAGTACGCTACTTGATTTACAGTATAAAAATTCGGGTTAAATATAAGTAGGAGGAAAATACTAATGGCAGGAGCAGAAACCGGAGCAAGAAGACAGAAAATGTTTCAGCAGCAGAAAGATGCAAAGAAAGCAGCTGCTGCGGCTTTTATTGAGAAGGTGATTATTACTAATAATAAAGGAAAAGCAAATAAAAGGGGTAGAAGACCTAATAGGACAGTAGATATTGCCAGTGGTATTGTTAATTTAAAATATTATGAGAGTCTACTTCAAGATAATCTAGTAATAGAATTAGCTTATGCAGATAGTGGTGGTGCTGTTGATAATAAGAGTGCTTTAGATGGGTTGCCTATTGAGAGGGAATGTAATGTTCAGGTAAAAATTAAGGATAATCATGGAACAATTTTAGATTTTAGTAATAATAGAAAGAATGCGTTTAAAGTGGAAAACACTATACCTGTTGTTGATGATCCCACAAAAACTGGTGTTGTTATCCAGTTAGTAACAACTGAAGCAGTTAAGAATAATTATAGTGGAGTTGAAACAAGAGGAGATGGTAAAATTTCTGATCAAGTTAAAAGTATTTTAAAGGATAAAGAGTTTCTTAATTCAAAAAAGAAACTTCATATAGATGAGACTGCTAATAATATGAATTATTGTTTTGCAAAGAAAAGACCTTTCTATGTAATTAATAAAATTTCTAAAGATGCTGTTCCCCAAGGTGCTGGTGATAAAAGTGGATCTAAACTTGGGAAGAGCGCAGGTTTTCTTTTCTGGGAAACTTATAAGGGATATTATTTTAAAGGAATTGATACTTTATTCGGACAACCTCCTAAAATAAAAGTTATTTACAATAATGACCCAACACCTACTCTACCAAAAGGATATGATGCAAAGGCATTAGATTATTCTAAAGCAGGAGCTCCAAGTTTAACAACGATGTTAAGGGGTGGTGCATGGAATACTAAAATAACTCAATATAATCTATATGATAGTTCATTTAAGGAATCTTCTTTTAGTGCTTTTGATTGGGAGGATAATGGTTTAACTTTAGCAGGTAAAGAATTTCCAGTTTTAAATGAAGAGTTCTTTAATGAAGAGAAGAATAAGAATTTTTCTCGTTCGACATTTATAGTTGATGTGCCTGGAGTTCTTCCTGAAGGAACAGGTCTTGGTGATGAACAACAGCAATTGGAAAAGTCTAAGGAACTTACTTTTGACTCAGCATCTATATTGAATCAGTCTATTATGAGATATCAGCAGATGTTCAATTCCAAAGTTACTATAACTATAGCGGGAGATTTTTCTTTACATGCTGGTGATTGTGTATGGATAGATACTGTTGAACGTACTCAGACTACGAATAAAGAATGTGGAGATAAGGTGGATAAAAAGAATGGGGGTCCATATATTATTGCTACATTATGTCATTACTTGACTACTGAGGAGACCTATACTAAATTAGTATTGATTAGAGATTCTGTGGGAAGACCTGCTAGTCGCTATGTGTCTGAGAATGAGAGTAGTACTACTAAAGTAAGTACCTCAGGTGGAACCGAAGATTATCATGGTATTAAGGTTCCAAAATCAAGTGGAGGTAATTTCTTATAACCATGATAAATATTAAAATAACGGACTAATTTTTATGTCAGAAATCAAACACGATTTAGACCACGAAGTCTACCTTGACCCTAAAGATGGCAAGGAACATATTAATCATGGTATGCATGAGTATACTAAGGAAGATTTAGAATCTGCTCATGCCTATTATGAAGAGTACCATAAGAATGATGAACCAGAAACTGGTATTAATGATTATCATTTAAGACATCAGGATCAAAAACTAGAAGTTTATTGTGATGATCATCCAGATGCATTTGAATGTAGAGTATACGACGAATAATAGATGACAGATGTATTAAACAATCCAGGATTTTATGGTGCTGACGGCAAAACTTGGCCTTGGATAGGTCAGGTTGCCGATGATTCCACATGGAGAGACAATAAACTTCCTGGAAAGTTTAAGAGTCCAAAGACTATTCCTGGTTGGGGTGCTAGAGTTAAAGTAAGGATACAAGGAGTTCATGATCAGGCACAAGAAACCATTCCTGATGATCAACTTCCATGGGCAGTTATAGAATATCCTACTACTGCAGGATCTGGAGGTGCTAATTCATTCCAGACAGCACAGATCCGTCAAGGAATGACGGTTACTGGATATTTCTTAGATGGAGCAGATCAAAATGTTCCTATAATCACTGGAGTCATGGGCCAGAATGCCCAGATTGGTATGCAAACCAAGACTGGGATGACTGGTGGTAAATCCTTTGAGTCAACTAGTGGGTATGCAAAAACCAAGGAACCTTATAAAGGTGAGTCTGGAACCAAAGTTCCTGAACATGGTTTAAAAATTGATGAAGAGTCTGAGGATACTGCTACTCCACCACCAGGAGCAGCACTTAGTAAGTTTGGAATAGCAGGAAATCCTACTCCTAAACAACTTGCAATGATTGCAAGTGGAATAGCGGATGGAAATGCTAAGGGACTTACTGGTGCTGCACTTGATACCTTTACTAAAGATAAAGTCACTGAAGGAATTAATAATCTTAAAGCAACTGAACAATTAGCAACAAGACCTCCTTTAAAGAATGCTACCACAGAGAGTCCTGATGCTACTCATTTGATTACTGCTGGTGATGTAAAGAGAGATAAGAAGATGTGTGAGAAGATTGTAACTATGAAACCGGATGACATAGTTCAATCATCAATGAAAGCCATTCAGACTGTTACTGAAAATTTAAGTAAGGAATTGGAGGCAGTTCAGGATTCGATTAGAAAGTATTCGGGTGCAGTATCGGCAATTGGAAATCCTGCACAGGATATGCAGAAATTGATTGCGGATGCTGCATGTGAGATGGCAAAATATATGAAAATAATCTTTGATAAGGTTATGAATTATGTGATGGAGAAATTGAATGCAGCAATGACAAAAGTTGTATCAGCAATGCCATCAAGTATGAGATATCAAATGTCTGATATGAAAGAGGTTATTAGTGAATTAACTTTATGTTTGTATGGTAAAATTACTAATAGTCTTTGTGGTACTATTGCAGGTTTATTAAATAATTTGTTTAATCCTGATAAATTAAAGAAAGATGCAGAAAGAGATGCAGTTACACCTGAGGATCCTAATGCACCTGGTACATATGCTTCAGTTGCTCCTTGTACATCAGAGGAAATGGTAGGAGAAATTTTTGCTTTACATGCGGAAGCGATTCAAGATGCAAATAATACTTTGATTGATAATATTAATAATTTCTTGGATGATTTACAAAATCAGTTAGCTGGTATTACTGGTGCAATGAGTGATATTATGACTAAAATGGGAGGTATTAATGGTAGTATGACTTCTGCTTTGGGATTTGCTAATATTAAATTGAACGTTTTTGGTTGTGAATTAAAACCTGCAGCATCTGAGTCAGATTATTATACCTTATGTACTGGTGGATCGGGTGCTCCTCAACAACAGATGACTAGTAATAAGGGAGTAGAAGAAAGGGCAAATAAACCTGCCAATATTAAAGTTCCTCAAGAAACACCCTATGTTGAACCTACAAAAGGTCAAGAAAATACTACTACAGATCCAACAGAATCGGTTACTGAGGAAGATGATGGAACAACCTGGGAACAGTATTAATCATGGCAGAATTTAATCTTTTCGGGAATGCTAATAAAGATGATATACGAGTAGCGTATATCTCAACCGAGAGGGGGATGGTTGATAATGTCACTGTATGTGAGGCAAATGATTATGCAAAGTTAAATCCTGGTACTCAATTTATTTTTAGGACCAGAGAGTTTACCAAATATATGAATATTAATGGAGTTAATAAGTTGACTCCTGATGATCTTACACCACAGAAAGATTGTGATGGTGTTAAGATGACCAAAGAATGTGGACCTCCTGAAGCACATTTTGCTGGTGGAGGTGGTGTTGGTATTAAAGGTAATCCTGTTATCGGTCAAGATGGTGCAGTATTGGCAGTTGATTTAGTATCTGGTGGATTTGGATATCAAGTTCCTCCTAATGTTACAGTAAAGGATAATTGTGGTATTGGTGCTGGTGGTAATTTTGTAGCAGAGTTGGGAGAAATTGCTGAAAGATATGAGTATTATGATTTAGAAGATGATTTTGAAGACTATGAAATCTGTGAGGGTGCTACAGATACTGGAGTTTTTGGTCAAAGATATGGTGTAAATGGCGAAGATCTAGGTGCATGGGAACCTAGGATGTATGCTAATTATGATAAAGATCCTATTGAATTGCAGATTAAGAGATATCAGGATATTATTCAACAAGGAACTAATCCATTCTGGACTACGAGAACTCAAGCTCCACTTTCAGTAACTGGTAATAGGGGGACTAGTAGAAGGGTATATAATGTTGATCATTCTGCATGGGGTGATTTTATGAATAAGTATGCAATATCACCTAAACCTAAATCGAATGCCAGTGGCACTGATTTTGCGGGAATACCTTTTTCTTTTGTATGGGAAGAAGATTTTCCTTTAGATGGAGAATATGTTTTCCGTGGTGCAAGAGATAATAAAGCAAAATTATTTTTAGACGGAGTTTTCATATCTAATTTAGATAATTATAAGGGTTCTGTTAATCCAATTAAAAAGACTATTAAAAAAGGTATTCATCAAATTAGAATAGATTTATTTAATATTCCTGTTAAAGAGAAGGTTACTGTACATCGTGATAGTAGTGGTTCTGGATCATGGGGTGGAATTGATATAATATACGAAAGATTAAATCCTTGGCATAAGAATAAACCTATTGATGTAAGAGATAACGGAAAGCATATTCATTTGCATCAGTTTGCAGCAGGTAGGGGTCCCGGTTTTGATATGTATATTGTCGATGGAGAAGGAAGATTTTCTTCAGATGGCAAAAGACTATTAGGTTCAGGTGCAGTTAGTGTTAAAATAAAGTATGCAAGTCAAGCAAAACTTCGCCATGAAATGGCTGTAGATTCAGTTACTATTGGTGATGCCAAATGGGAAAGACCTTGGCCTAGAATCTCTGGAGGAAAAGTGAGATCGATGGCAATAAGTGATAAGACTTATGTAATTAATATACCTGCTCCACCAGCTAATCAACAATCATCTACATCTTCACAGGACGATAAACTTTATAAAGTTTTTAATACTGTTGATTTTATTGATAAAGCTAATAGACCTTTATGGAGAACTAATGTTTACGGTAGAGGGGGATTTATAAATCAGTATGGTGTATGTCCTTTTGATACTGCTATTACTTTAGAAGATAATCCATATTCAGGGACTCATACTATTACATGGAATAATGTACATTTTCCTATTGATGGTAATTATAATATAGGAGTACAAGTTGATGATAATGTAAAACTTATTATTGAGAGTAAGGGTAAAAAGGAAATCATATACAAGAAAGGATTTGCTGGTGATACTGATACTAGTACTGGAAAATCAACTTATATAAGAAGATTTGAGAAAGGTAATTATAAGATTACTGCTGAATTGGAGCAAATTCCAGGTGGTCAGTTTGGATTTGATAGTGTTAAGGGTATTAATCCTATGGCATTAGCAGTTGATATTGAAAGTCTTTCTGTTGAGAAAGAAGTTATTTCTGCTAAATCTTGGAATGAGAATCCAATGGGAGTGTCATTGTCTATTGATTCACCAGATCCTCCTATACCTCAAGAAAAAATTCCTGAGGCTCCTGGTAGATGTCCTAGGAATCCTATGTGGAGTACAAGGTATCCTGGTGCAAAAGAGAAGTGGCATCCAGTTAGATTTGAGGGGTGGAGTCCTTTCTTTAATAGATTTGCAATGTCTCCTATTCCACCAAAGAAGGATAAAAATACTGATTCCGGTGGAAGTGTTTTTACAAATTCTTGGAATCAGGAAATTCCTTATAATGGATGGTATAAGATCAGAGGAGAAGTAGATGATATTGGACGTGTTTATATTAATGGTGAGAAAAAATTAGATCTTTCTCGCAGAAAGGATAAGATTAGAGGGGAAGAAAAGTTCTTCTTAGCGAAGGGAACTGCAGAGATAAAAGTCGAAGTTGAGAATTATGAATCTGGAACGTTTGATACAATAGATAGGAAGATTTTTAATACTGCTGATTGGGCAATTGGTCATGGAACGCCTGGATCCACTGGTGGTATTGAGATAATATATGAGCGTTTAAATCCTTGGAGTAAGAATAAACCTATTGATGTAAGAAATAATGGAAAACATATTCATTTGCACCAGTTTGCAGCAGGAAGGGGTTCTGGTTTTGATATGTATATTGTTAGTGGAGATGGTTACTTTTCTGAAGATGGAAAAAGATTGCTAGGTTCAGGTGCAGTGAGTGTTAGGATATATTATAATAGTCAAGCAAAACTTCGTCATGAAATGGCTGTAGATTCTGTTACTATAGGGGATGTAAAATGGGAAAGACCTTGGCCTAAAATATCTGGAGGAAAAGTTAGACGCAATGCAATAACTGATAAGACTTATGTAATTAATATTCCTGCAGATAAAGCGACTAAGAAAGAAGGATTGGGTGGTGGAACTGCCAAAGATGGAGTTACTTATCAGGGACCAGAGTTGGCATCTTATTTTAAACAGGATTTAGGACCTTCATTAACACCTAAATGGGATCTTACTGGAGATAAGGTACTGGATGAAGAAGGATATCGTCAAAACTTTATGGACAAAGAATGGACTTCAACATGGGAAAATGTATATTTTCCTGAAGATGGTCAGTATACTTTACAATGTCTAGTAGATGATACATTAAGCATAAAGATTGATGGTAGTGAGGTAGCTAAAGCTGTAATTAATGAACAAGTGGCAAGTGGTTCTGCTTTTAATAAAGCAGAGTATTTAAAATATGGTGGAACAAATGTAAAGACTGTAACATTTAATGCTACTAAAGGAAAGAGAACTATATCTGCTACTTATACTAATATTCCTGGAAATTCTGGTAGTACTTTCCAAACTAATCCAGTATATTTTGCTTTTAAGATTACGAAGAAGATGAGAACTAGGACGAGTGATGCCAAATCATGGATGGAGAATCCTATTGGAATGTCTGCTGTTCTTATTCCTCCTCCTTGCCCTAAGAGGATAGCTGGAAAGGGTACTATTACTAGAGTTATAGTAGATGATCCTGGTAATGGATTCCCTAAACCTGATGGTGGTGGTTATCCTGTAGGAGTTGGTTTATCTGCAATAAACATAAAGGATGCTGGAATTAATTATGATTGTGCTAAGGATAAAGTTGTGATTACGCCAAGTAACGGTGCAAAACTCTCCTTGTGCGGATGCGATAATTTTGGTAGAATAAGTAAGGTATGTGTTGATGAACCAGGATTTTTTACTACATGGCCTAAAATAACAATTGAATCGGATACTGGTGTAAACTTTGAAGCAACTCCAATATTTGATGTAGTTCGTGATCCTATTGTTGCTGATCGATCTAAATTAGTACAGGTAACTGATCTTGTTGGAATTAAACAGACTGGATATTATCAAGGTAGACCTTATTATGGTGCAGTATTCTATAAGGATAATGTTCGTTATGCTGGTTGGTATGAAACTACTGGTGAATTAGTTCAAATATATGATACAATGCAAGAGAGTATTGATGCTGAAGTTACTACACCTCCATCGGCAATCCTCAAACAGGGTAGCGATGTTTCGAGTAATGACCCTAAACTTAATATTCCAGGCACTCCTGATAACTTAATTTAAAAGACATGTCAAAAATTATAGATAGATTACCTCAAGATGGTACTGCTAAGGCAAATTATACTGCCAGTTCTTTAGGAAATGATAAAGGAAATATTGCATTTGGTCATATTCATGAGAAGGGTGATGTGACTTCAGGGGTAATGCTTCGTACACCTGATGCAAAGCATTTTATGACCATGGATATTGATGGTCAAAGAAAGGGATGGACTACATTTGCTGGACCAGGTAATTTTAGTATTGAATGTGGATCAGCAAAGAAAAAGATTGATTCCACCATAATGGTGAATGCTAAGAATGGGGATATACAAATCATTGCTACTAATGGTAATATAAGATTGGAAGCAAATAATATTGAAATGATTGCTAGAGGTGAAGGTGGAAGTGCGGGTAATATTACTTGTACTGCCACTGAAAGTTTTACTATCAAAGATACGAAGAAAATTTTATTAGATTGTACTTCATTTTTTAGTCTTTCAACTACAGGTACGGGTAACGTTATTGCCAAATCATGTCTTAACATTTATGGTTCTGTAATTAAAGGAGTAAGTGATGCAGTCACTACTAAAGCTTCTAAGAACTCTAACCAGAAGTTCTGGAAACAATGTAATCCAAATGCATAGGAGGACAAATCAATGACAATGAATTTTGATGATTTAAATTGTGGAGGTCAACTCAGGGTAGGTACTGGGGTGGTTCCTGCAATTAAAGAAGGTGATACGAAAATTAATGGATCAATGTATGCGGAAGGCCCTGCTGTTTTTGGAAATCAAACTGCTTTCTCTGATAATGAAGGAACTGTAATGATTTCAAGGACTACTAATGATGATCCTGATTGTACTCCTGCAACTAAGTCACTTCATATAAAAGGAAATATTCAATGTGATGGTGATGGTGGTACTGAATCAGCATTGTTAATTAGTGGTGGGGGTGGAGATAATACAGTTTATATTGACGGTGATTTGTATGTAAGTGGTGCAACAGATAGTGGTAACAAGGGAAGACTTGCTGCAAGATTCGCTGCCGCAGATGCTTCACCAAAACCATTTGATATGAAACATCCTTCTAAAGAGAAAGGTAATCGATTAAGATATGCTTGTATTGAAGGCCCAGAAGTTGGAGTATATTATAGAGGAAGAGTGAAGAATGAAAAAATAATAAGATTACCTTCTTATTGGAAGGATTTAGTACATATTAATAGTATTTCAGTACAACTCCAACCAATTGGTGCTCATCAAGATGTAATTGTTAAAAGATGGGATGATGAATTTGTTCATTTACAGGGTAAAGGAATTCCTATTGACTGTTTTTATCATGTGTATGCAGAAAGGAAGGATTGTAATCCATTAGTTGTTGAATATGAAGGTGAGGATTGGGATGATTATCCAGATAAGGATTATGCAGATCCTAAGTTTAAGCGTCCACCAAATACTATAACCGCATGAAAAAATTACTTTATGTTGAGGAGGGTTTTTTAGATCCTCCTTTGTGTCAATCTTTTATAGATTTATTTGATAAGAAAAAGGAAGATACATTTGTTGAGAGAGTAACCCATTCAAATCCAAATGAAAGTTTAACTGCTAACCCAGAGATACCTAAATTTGAATTTGATGCCAATTATGGTGCAAAATATTTGGGTGGTAATGTAGATCCGATTCATCTTACTGAATCAAAGGATGAACTTTTTAGTAGTGTTATTAATGATGTAACTACAAAATGTAAATCTTTTGATGATGATATAATATTACAATATGTGGGAGTAGTGAGATGGCCTATTGGTACATTTATGAAACCTCATATTGATGATAATAATATTCATCAACCAGATGTATTTGCTGCAATGCTCTATTTAAATAATGATTTTACAGGAGGTTCTACATGCTTTGAAGATATTGAAATTAAACCAGAACCAGGTAAGTTAATTATATTTTCAAATTCGCAACATCTTCATTATGTGAGCGAGGTAGGATCAGCAGAGAGATTTGTATTATCTTTCTGGTATGCTAGACCTTGACAGAACTCTAGGTATATGGTATAATACTATGAGTATGATAACTGCTTGGATGGATGAAGAGTATTTGATGAAGTGTGTGGTGGATCCACTCAAGAAGACAATTTACCTTTATTCTAATGAAGGAGATACTAAGGAAGTGGTGTGTGATAACATAGATCAGTTTATGAATGTGTTAGAAGTAATACGTGATACATGTCCAGAGGGAAGATTATCTTATTCTAACCCTTTATAGAATCTAAATATATGAAATAGGTTAATCCTTGTGAAATACCGAATAGATACCAGATATTGCTGGTATAATCATAAGACACAAATTGTTTTAATGTATTTCATAAATCAAGTCCCTTTTACATTTGAAGATCTTCCTCCTATTGCTAAAGATGATCCTGAAATAACTGAAATAGCAGATAATGAAAAATCATATGAAGCAGAGGATCTATATAAAGCATATCAATATCTTATGGCAGAGGAATGTCATCCTTTGGAATTTGAATTAGAATTAGAAAACGCTGATTTACTTCCGGTAGATTAATGAATATTAAGTTATGGTATTCTAAGAGTATGCAACAGTGGAGATGGACTTTGATGGATGAAAATTTGGATCAGGCTTCTGGTCAGCAACCTGATCTTAGAGATGCATTAGACGAAATCGCCAAGATGGTGGAACATTTGCAGTCGAAATAAATAATGCCTTTTCTCTTATGATAAATAATCCTTAGCAAGAACTATAGTGCAAGCAAGATGGGTCTCTCCAGATTAGATAATTTTCTGAAGTCAGCAAGAGGAACAATCCTCTATGTAAATCCAAATGATTT